GTCTCCTCATCCAGGCTTATAAGGCCAAAAAGACTGATAACGATCAAGTGATCAGTCCGACCTAACCATCCGATCTAGGACAAGGGGCTCAAACTTGTGGAATGAGCTTGCCGCGTCCACGTCCCGAAGAAAGATATTAATCGATCCAAGGGCCGAGATCAGACCACTGCCTAATGACGCCATGAACCACGTCGATAGATGTTGCGTGAAGAGGGACGGAGTTGCGTCCTGATCTCTTCACTTCTTCATCGTCGAAGCAGAACATCGCTTCTAGCGTCAACGGTACACTACTAAGGGGGCGTAAAGCCTCCTCACGCTTCGACATCTCCCAAAGAATCGAGAGATGATACCCGATACGTTCCTCTAAAACGGATTTACTCCGTTCCTCCAAAGCTCGATAACGATGCCCTTCGACACCGTGTCGAGCCCTGCTAGGGGTGGCCTCATCGAAGTTACTGATGAAACCTCCATCGCCCTGCCCATCCGGAATCCTCAGGCGCAAGCCTTTGGGTACGGACTGGACAAGGTGCTCAAACACCAGTCGGAAATTCGCGTCGCAGGCCATGTGATTACACAGCCTACTCGCTTGTCGCCGAATGGCATTTGCTAGTCTAAAAATCGAGAGGAGAGAGGTTACTCTACGCTTAACGTAGATCGGTTTGACATCGAAGCCCGAGAAATAGTGGGCTCCACAGCTTTCACGGAACGGGGAGTCGATGTGACTCTTCCGACCGTTAACACGAAAGCCGTAGAAACCTAAAACCTCGGATAGCAAGTGAAAAGCCGACACCGGAACAATGATGTCGTCCCCATAAACGCTGACATGATTAGTGTCAGCGTGTACATACTCAGTGCAGCAAAAAGCTACCGCATAGAATATGAGAGATTCAAGGCTGAAAGTGAAGCCGTTCCCCATACTGGAGAACTTCTCCCATCTAACAGTCTTGTCTTTCACTAGACCGTACTTGGTCCGGCAACTATCTAAAATCGAATACCATCGGGGGGGCAGTAATGCCTCAACAACGGATTGACTAATTGAGTCGCTGGCGGAAGAAAGGTCCACAGTTGCCACAAGGCCCGTTTTAGAGCCCAGTAAAGCAAATTTCTGGTTCCTCTCCTGATGACGTAAGTCAACACCAAACCGAAGAAGACGGCGGTTGATCATTGCACCGAGCGATTTCTGGAACCAAATATTGATTCCAGGCTCGATAGCAATTACTCGATCTGTCGTCGCATCCTTTGGGACAGTGATAACTTTACTACCAATCTGAAATTGCGGATAACCTTGCGATTCCAGATGTGGAACCCAATGAGGATAAATCTTCTCAAGGGCACCATTCGGTAATAAAGAGTAAAGGTCGCGTGTTATTCCAATTTCATTCTGGAATTTAATTGCTGAACTGGCATTTCGACGCTTAATAAGCGTCGATGCGCCAGGACCCCAATCTGGTGCTGAAGCAAATTCCTCAGGACAAAATTCGCCCAGGATGCTCTCAACTTTACGAATGACTGCATTATGCAGCCATACGGTGGAGCCCTTATAAAGGGCATCCACAGAGAGATTCCTAAAACGGATATTTGTCTGCCTGCAAAGAAGTTCGAATTCAAAAAACTTCATTAGGGCTACATCAGCTAAGTCATACTTGAGAGTCAAACCCTCAAACTTTGACAACAGCTTAGTAGCACTATATGCAGACCTCACCTCATCCACAGAATTGTAGTGAAGAGGATCAAACGCCAATTTAGCGAGCTGTTCATGCTCCCCATTTGAATAAAGGAGCCAAACAGTCAACGCACGCGGATGATCCAGTGAGTCGAGATATTGCCTAAACACACCGGCTTCAAAACCAGCTTTAACACGGTATTGAGCAACTCCCTTAAGGAAGTTGCAATCGCGCTTATCAAAAGACATGATGTTCTCCTTGAAGTTACTAGACCTACCTAAAAGGGCGGGTCAAAGTTTTCTACGGCCGACCGAAAAGGTGAACCCGTTGCATCACTGGGTGCACCATCCGAGGCAGTAATCGTCGTACAGAAGAGGGACATCGCTAGGTCGAGAATTGCTTGTCTCTCCCATAGCGCACCCCGTTCTGGCGACAAAACTTCAATGATGATGGTATGATCATACGCTTTCGTAGGCGCCGGCTGAATGCCGGTAGCCGTCGAGGCGCTGGTCTGTTCCAACGTCGGGAGAACGAGCTTAGCCGTTGCTCTGTACACACGCGACGTCTTAGTAGGCGGGCGCAGTTGCAAAGTAAAGGCGGGATAACCGACGGCGATTCCGCCGCTACGGTCAACCCAACGCGCAACACCGGGAAGCTGAAAGCCTTCGGGGTCAAACGTTCTTGTAACACCGATTGCAGCATCACCAACCGTCTTGTGAACTGAATCCATCTTGTTCGCAATGAGGGCCAAGGAGACTGCACCGGCGAGTTTCACGGAGCCTATGGCTGCCATGTGATGTTACCTTTCTTAAAAGAGGTTAGACGTCCGGCCTGACTACCGACCATAAAAACGACCGCCAGAAAAGGCGACACGCATTAATGCGAGTGCGTTCAGTGCGTGATCTACGGATATCGGATTCTTAAAAGACGGAAGTGCCATTTCTGGGAAGCTAGAAAGTTTTAGCCTATCAAAAAGGACAGCATCCCGGCTGTAGTTTCCGGTCCGCACATCATACTGAACATCATCCTCATAGTAGTACTCGACGTTATAAATCGCAGTCTGTCGCGTAAACCGAGTTTCACACCCATCTTTAAATACGAGGCCTTCCCAGGCTTTTAAGCCTTCAAGGTAGGCCCCGATGGGCAAGAACCAGTCTACAACGAAAGAATACGGGATAACCTCCCATAGCAGGTTTATGGGATTGTTAAAACCGATCTGAGTCAGAAACGCTTCCATTGGTTCTCCAATCATGTACCTCATCATAAACTGAACTTCGGTTTTAGTGATGATGGTAGAATTGCCACAGGGTTTACCCGTGGCCGTGACTACGAGGCCTTTGGAATCGGTTGTTGTTGCTGACTTAGTGGAGCGCACAGTCTGCACCATAAAAGTCCCTGCATTTAAATATGCAAGGCTCTTAGCGGATCCCTCAACGTCTTGGAGCAATGGTTTCCACCCATATTGGAGTTCAAGCCAATTTTTGGCTAATGAATTTCCAACAGTGTATGGACTCCCGCCCGATTGAAACCGAGGTTGCTTCTTCTGCCATAAGATCGAAACGGCCTGAGGAACATTTTTATTCTTCAAGGCCTTAATCGCTCCTGTTACCCGAGTGCAGGTATCAACAACTGCTCTGGTTAACT